GCTCAGAAAACGCACCCGTAATCTGTCCAATTGAGTTGGCAGTCAGGCGTTATCAATACAATCCTGACACCTATGACCATACTGCTAAACCCTCTGTTGTTGCTTTCATGACACCATTGTATGACGCAGCCTTTGCCCCGGATAAGTGCAAGGGTAACGAACAACAGTGTATTGTTGGACGTATTACCAGTGTGAGAAATAAGGAGTTGAAAATGACAAGCTTCATGAAAACTGTCATGCAGGAATTCGTAGAGCTGCTTATACCTGGCAATCAGGTACATGAGTATTACCTCGCTGATTTGGAAATGGTTATGGACAGACAGAATCGTCCCTCCCAGCGAGGAATTATCCACCGCAGTTTTTACGAGAAAGCTACCAATCGTATTAAAATGTTCATGAAGGGTGAGACATATGCAAATGTCAAAGACCCTCGACCGATATCCACCATTAATGGTGTTGACAAAGTAGCTTACTCCAAAGTCATTTATTCGTTTGAGAATGCATTAAAACAGCATGAATGGTATGCGTTTTCACATACCCCGGTTGAGATTGCCAATCGTGTTGTTGAGGTGTGTTCCCAAGCTGAAACCGTAGTTAAAACTGATTTCTCTAGATTTGATGGTCATGTATCAAATTTGCTCCGTGAGTTAGAGCGTATGGCCCTGACCAGAGCATTCCACCCCTCTTTACATAATGAGGTTCTAGAGTTACATAATAAGCAATTCAAGCTTCGTGGCATCGGGTCTTTTGGGTCTCGTTATGACTCAGATATGGCTCGAGCATCTGGATCTCCTGAAACGTCTGTTTTTAATAGTATGGAGAATGCATTCATAGCCTTTTTGGCCTTACGCCGCACCTTTGTTGGTGGTGCACATATGGATGCTGACCAAGCTTGGAGTTGTCTCGGTATTTATGGCGGTGATGATGGTTTGACGGCTAATATCACTGCCAAAACCTACGCCAGTGCTGCTGGCATGGTTGGTCAGGAATTGACCTCCGAGATTGTTAAACGTGGTGACCATGGTGTGCAGTTTTTGTCTCGTATATATTCCCCTAATGTTTGGTTTGGGGATAATAATTCAATCTGTGACGTTAAAAGGCAACTTGCAAAGTTGCATGTCACAGTTAGGCTGCCTCCAAATATTACTCCGGTTACTAAATTGCTGGAGAAAAC